AGAATCAACTATTAAATATTCTTCATCAATATCACCTTCATAATAAAACGATTCAATTTTTTGCTTTTTTAAAAATTGTCTAATAAATACGGAACGAATACAAATAAATACATAACTTTTATTTAGTACATCGTTTGTAAAGCATTTATCGTAACTCGAATACAAGTGCATTTTTATATAAGTTTCCTGCACTATGTCTTCCGCATCTTGTTTAGAGAATACAGAAGCCATTTTAATTAACTCTTTATGATACTTGTATAGTTCGTTTAACATATTTAATAATAACCGCTTAAAACTAACAAAAAAGCGGTTGTGTATAATTTTAAATATCGTAAGAACGTCTTTAGTTTTTGTAAATATACAATTAATTATTTAATACCATAATAAAAATAATCTAATTTTTTTATAATTTCTTTTAATCGTGTTGGATTTTGTTTCGTAACATAAAGTTTATTTTTCTCGATTTCCAATTCTTGTAAGGATTGTTGTTTAGGTTTCGGTTGTTTCATTTGGGTATATTTTTCCTTTAGTGTCTTGAAGGCAAAAAGCATCAAAACCATTTTTAATTAAACTATCAATTACAAATTTTTGTAAAGGTTTTAATGTATCGTTTTTTTCTTTACATTCAATCCAAATACATTTTCCATTTTTCATTGCTAACAAGTCAGGATATCCGCTATCTACAAATTTAACAACTTTTACAACTGTATAACCTTTTTTTTGATATTCTTTTTTTACTTTAGTTTGAAATACGCTCATACGCTTTTAATGTTTTTATATGTAAATTAAATTTGTTTTATTTTTATATCTTCCACTTAACATTTGACCAATATATCTATAAGAATATTTAAAATGATAAGTATTAAAAGCATCTTTTAAACATTCATAAAAAATTCCATTTTCAGTATTTAAAACTATTTTTGCATTATTATTTAATCCTCCTTTTCTTTTTCCTTTATGAGATTCACTCATATTTTTTTTCCAATTTTCATCAAATTTTATTCCTTTTCTTTTTTCACCATTTATTTTAGTAGATATTAAATGTTTTTCTTTTTGTATGGATGATAAAACATATTCAGAATTTTTCTTTTTAATTATATTTATTGTTTCCTCACTATGTTTTTTACCATAAAAAGGATTATCTTTTCCAAAACCAACATACCTATTTTTAGATAAATTTACTATGCTTTTTAATCTATGTGATTCGCTTTGTTTTTTTCCTATTCTTGATTCACTCATTTTTTTCTTTGATTCTTTTGAGTGTCTATATTTTAAACTATTTAAATCTACTTCCATTATATTTAAACCTAAGGATGTAGATTTATATAAATTAATATAATATGATTCATTTTTATTTAAATCACATTCTAAACATTCTATTATAATTTCAAAACTATGGTTATCTACTCCATATTTTAAAAAAGAATTATAAAGTTTTTTTTGATTTTTACAATCTAAATTTTTATAATTATTAAATCTTTTTTTAATATTAATGCTTTGTCCAATGTAAATTTTTCCACTTGGTGAAGTAATTTTATATATTCCTATCATAATAAAAAAACCCGCAAATCAAAAGGTGGTCGTCTTTATCAATGCGGGAATTTATTTAATATTTTTAATTAGGCGACCACTCCTGAATACAAATATACAAAATTATTTTAACTTATTATACATTGCTAATGTAAAATTTTTTTTATTTTTAACTGTTAAATATATTTTTTCAGTTAAAGAACCTTTACTAAATATAAAATAAACATTACTTTTTTTTCTATCAATAGTAGTCATTCTATCAATACTTTGTATAAAATGTGTACCAGAAAAAGATAAATTATAATAAATTAAAGCATCTGCCTTGCTTAAATTAACACCCATACTTGAAGAATATTGTTGTCCAATATAGTTTTTATTTGAATTATTAAATTCATCTAAATCAGTAGTATAATTATCTTTAAAAACTTCTTTTAATAAATCTAATTCAGCTTTATAATAATAAAATATTGCTATTTTTTTATCTTTAAATTTTTCTTTAATAAAATTACCTTTACTATAATCTAAAATTTTATAATTCATACTATCAAAAATAATTGTACCATTTTCTAATTGATGAATTTTTTGCATCATTTTTGCAGCATTATCTGCTAATATTGTTTCTTCTTTTCCTTTAATAAATTTATCTTGTTTTAATTTTTTTATTAAATTTTCACATAACAAAGGAAAGTAAATAACATTTTCATTTATAACATTTTCAAAACCAGCTTCTTCTTGCGTAAATTTATGTAATACCTTTTCAATACGTTTTGAAATTAAATCATTTTTAGCATTAGAATAATCATTGCTTTGTCCGTATGCTGTATAAATTAATTTAGGGATAACGTAATCTTTAGCATATTTGTAGAAATTTGTATATTCTTTAAACGGACTATTTTTAGAAATCCAAAATTGATTATACCATTGTGAATAAGATTCACTTGCTGGAGTTCCTGAAAGGTAAACAATTTTAGTATTAAAGAATAATTCTTTTAAAAGTTTAGTTCTTTTGCTTGGTTTTGGAAATGCACCTATTGAGTGTGCTTCATCTAATATACATAAATCGTATTTATCTTTAACCTTATGCAACGATTCGTAATTTACTACTACTAACTCATAATTAAAACCAAAGTCCTTAAAATCGCTTAAAATTGAGTCAATCGCTTTTTTCTTTGTAATAAAAATAACTTTAGTAGCTTTTATATTATCAGCTATTTGTAAAGCTGTTAATGTTTTGCCTGTTCTTTGAGTATGTTGTAGATAAACTATTCCGTATTTAGTTAAAATTTCGGTACATTCATTTGCATTTTTTATCTGATAACCTCTTAATTGCTTCATAATTTAATTTTTTTTTAGGTGTAACATAGTGTAACCTTTTAGTGTAACCTTTTTTAGGCAAATGTTACACCTGTTTTTCAATGTTTATAGTACTTCGCAAGGTTTTTTAGGTGTAACGGTTACAGTTGAAAAATTTTTTTTTATTTTTTTTATTTTTTTTATTTTTAATTATAGGTGTAACATAGGTTACACGTTACACCTATTTCCTTTCTTAACCCTTATAAACATTGATTTTTAGGTGTAACATCGTAGTGTAACATACTGTAACCTTTTTTAAAAAATGTTACACTATTTGCCTTCAATCTGTTTTAAAAGTCTATTTACTTGCTGTCTACTGATTCCTAAAATTTCAGCAGTTTGACTTCTATTAAAATCAGGATTTTCTTCATAAATCAATTTTAACTTTTCAAAATTATTTTTACCAGCTTTAGAAGTTGTTTTTAAATTAATAACAGTTGCAGTATTTACCTTTAATTTTTTAGCAGTAGCTACAAAGTACTTACTTAATTTTTCCGCTTTTAAAACACTTTCTTTTGAAACTTCTAATACATTACCACCCGCACTAAAATTTTCATCAAAAGCGTGTATTAAAAGTGCAAATCTTGGTATGTAACTTTTTTGTTTAGGGTACATAGATTTTAAATACTCATTTTCTTCATCTGAATTTTGATAGGTTGTAATTTCGTTAAATATTCTTATCCATTCAATCCTCGCTTCATCTGAAAATTTAGCAGTCATTGGAATAATATTATTTTCGTTATCCCTTTGAATAACGTATTTTAATTTATCAAAAAATGCAATAATATTTTCTTTGTACCAATCCAATACATCATAAGATAATTCATTCTCATTATAGGTTTCTATTTTTGCATCAGGGAAACTTAAAAGCATTCTATCCATAAAACCATTATCTTTATTTTCTTCTGTATAAAAATGACTTAATATGTTTGGTTGAATACCTCCTAATACAGGTACAAATGGTTTATCTACATACGAACCTTTACGAGTTAAACGATTAAGATTTACAGCCTTTCCACTCCAAACAGAAAGCCAAAATTCCAAATCTGAACCCGCTCTATATTTATTCATATCCTTTAACCACCCAGCAAGTTCATCTTTAAAAATACCTACTGCATTATCGCTTTCTTGGTGCAAGTCAACTAAAGCCTCTAAAGTAATATCATTTGCTATAAATTGCGTTTTAATAGGTTTTTCAATATAAGGAACTTCTTTTTTTTCTTTTTTATCTAATGCGTTATATTGTTCCCACACTTCAATTTCTTTGTAATACTTTTTAATTTCACGTTGATTAATTTTAAGAAGCGGAAAAAGTATATTGTTAATACTTGGTGTTTTACCTATACCAGCTTTTCCAACTAAAGAAATCCATAAACTTGCATTTTCAGTCCAACCTCTTTTAACTTCCATTTCAATAGAATTACCAATACAAATAGAAATTAGCCAAAGTAAAGAACAACCCATATAATCAATATTTGAATCTAATTTAGAATTACATTCTATAATATAATTTTGCATCGGTTTTGGAAAAATGTCAATAGGGAAAACTAAATCGGTTTCATTAACTAAATAGTTTGAAATTTCAGTTTCGTTATTTGGCAAAAACTTCTCCTTTTCCTTTATTATTTTTTCAATTCGTGAACCATAACCGAGTTTATACAATTCTTTACTTGAGTCTGAAAAATTACCATTATGATATTTATAAGTAAAAGCAACAAAAGGCGTTATTAATTTTTCGTGTGGGAATATTGTTCCAGTACTAAAAAGATACATACAACCACTATCTTTAAAAATATAACCACTATGTGGACTTAACGCACCATTTCTTTTAATAACGTATCTTTTATTATGATTTGCTACTATACTAAAATCACTTTGTATTAAATCTAAAATATTAGTTTTTTCGTTATAGTCTTGCCAAGGTGTAATTTGTCCTGTTGCAAACTCTGTTTTTTCTTTTTTAGGTTCAATTGTAATTTCTTCGACATAGTTATACATACGACTAAAAGAAAACAATATTTCCCTATCTTCATCTGAAATGTATTCTACTTCAAAATAATTTTTTTTAGAAACTTTATTTTCAGGATACGCAAAAACATAACCCCATCTTCCTCTAGTTTCAATTACAGCTTCTTTATGTCCTTTTAATTTAGCAAGTTTTAAATTACCTTCTATTCTTTTAGTTTTATAGAGTATATGATAACCAGCGTTTTTAGTTTTATAGATAACAAATTTATCTTCAAAATCTAAAATGTTATCTTGCAAATATCCTATAAACTCATTCCAAAATTCTTTTTGTTCTTTTGCTGTTGAGAATACTTTTAAATCAATATCTAAAACTTCCAAATCTTCAAAACCTGTAACAAGTCCAAAAGCGGTTGTAGGTTTAATTTCGTGAATAATTCCATCTTTGTCAGTCCATTTTTTGCCACCTTTATACTCTAATCTTTCGGTTAATTGTGTAGGTGTTAATTTTTCATTTTGTTGTTTAGTCCAACTAAAGTTAGGGATTTTATTTTCACCTACTGTAATAACTGAAAATTGTTCTAAAAACTTTAATACTTTTTGATTTTCCATAAATTAAAGTTCTTTAAAAGTTATTAATTTATGTTCAATATTGTACTCGTTAAAAAATTCCCACGCATTAGATATTAGATTCTTTTCTTCTAATTTAGGTTGTTTTTCCCAAATAACACATAAATCACCTTTATGGTCGTGTAGCATATAAATATGCTTTAATTCGTGATAAGATAGCATTTGTCTTAATGTTCTTAATCTCTCATCTGCGTAGCTTTCACCTCCGCCATCTGTTCTTAAAATTCTCATATAAATATAATTTAAAATTAAAAAAGCCTTATAATGCTTCAAGGCGTCCACTCCTATCCACATTATAAGGCAAATATTTTATTGTAGATTTTGTGGACGTTTCAACTACTTTTACAAAAGTACAAAAAAAATTAATACAAAAAACAAAATCCCTAAAAAATTAATTAGGGATTTCTAAATCAAATGTATTAATTAACATTTTTAACATCGGGTGTTCTCTAAAATGGTAAATTATCACTGGGTGCTTCTTGCGTTGGTGCAGCTTGTTCTTTATTGCCTTCAAATGCATTAATTTTCCAACCTTGCACTGAATTAAAATACTTTGTTTCCCCTTGTGGATTTGTCCATTCACGACCTCGTAAATTAATTGAAACCTCAACTTCTTGACCTACTGAATATTTATCTAATACATCGCATTTATCTTGTCCAAACTCTATTAAAATGTGCTGTGGATATTGCTCATTTGTTGTTACTACTAATTCACGCTTTTTGTAAGTTGTTGTTACTTCTTGCGTTGGATTGATTACTTTAATTTTGCCTGATACTACCATTGTTTATTTGTTTTAATTTTGTTAATATAATCTAATTTAATTTCAATTACTTCTTTTAATCGTTCTTTTATTTTTTCAATCATAGCTTCATCACGTTCAACTATAATTTCGTGATAATATTCAGTACCCTCGTGAACTAAATAATTAAAGAAATACGCTTTATTTCTATTTGTGGCTAACATTTGCATTTGCATCTGTGCATAATATTTAGAATCGATTTCATTTGTTGCAACTAATTTAAAAAATGTTGAACTTTTTGGACATTTAATTTCAAGAATTGCATTGTCTGAAACTAAACCATCAGGAGATGCTCCAGCGTGTTCTTCAAAATTAAAGAAACCACAATTTTCTACTTCTAAAAATTCAAGTCCTTTTAATTCTTTAAACTTTGCAAAAGCTAATGGTTCTGTATCAATTCCGTTTTGCATATCGTAGCTGATATAGTTTTCTTCAAACTCTCCGTAAAGTTCTTCAATAGCTTTATCAATTGCAAAATTTTTACCTGTTTCACCAAGTCCACGAACTCCTAAAATTTTAACAATTTCACTTGCTGTAAATTTACCATATCTTTGGTTTTTCCATTCGTTACTTCGTTGTGCAATATTCTCCATATTTTTTTTCAATTTCGTTAGTTACTGTATATTTTGTTTTGATTTGTTCTATTGTAGCATTTGCTTTTTTAGCAGCTTCAAAATTAGCTTCTGTAAAGTTAGGTAAGACCTTATTAATAGTTGGCTGTATCGGTCTAATACGCACACCATCTGTAATAGCACCCATCATTTTCACATTTCTATCGACGTACAATTCAATTACCATACCTTTCCAATTTTCAATAACGTGACATTCTTTACCAATAAGTCCGTTTTTCTTTGAAAAGCCAGCTAATATTTTATTATTAGTTGAATTTAATTTTAATGGTTTAATAGCTTCAATAAAATAGCAAAATATACCATCCATTTTAGTTCCCGAAACATCAACACCTGTTTCGTATTTTACTTCTTTAATAGTAAAAATTAATTTTTTACCATCAGTTTCAAGTGCGTCTAAATCGGCACTTGCTAAATGTGTTGATTTTCTAAATTTTCTCCAATCGGTTTGTGATCCCATAATTTTGATTTTTAAAGTTATGCAAATATAACATTTTTTTGTTAATTACATCTATTTTTTAATATTTTTTTATAGAGTGTATTAATACGTTCAGAATTCACGCCTCTTTTATAGTAAAAATTCATTACTCTTTTTATTCTTTGTAGCGGTGTTTGTTTCATTTTAATAAATATTTAATTGGTTTATTTTTTATATGTTCCATTTCTTTTGTTTTCTCTAAAACTTCTTTTGCTTTTAAAGTAGTTTCTTTTTGAATTTCGTAGGCTGTAGGGATTCGTTTACCTACTAATACTATGCTTTTACGCTTGTTTAATTTCGACATTATATTTTAATTTCATTTTAATTAATACCTTTTCGAAGAAATCAATACCGCATCGGCTTTCACTTGTAATAACGTGGTTAAGTGTTGAGTAACTTATTCCGTAATGCTTTGCAAACTCTCGCTGATTCATTCCGCTTTTTTGCTGGAGTTCTTTTATAATTTTATTTAGTTTCATATCTTAATACTTTAAACTCGCACTTATTTAATTCTTTAATATAATTAGCTTTATAATCATTAATCAAACTTTGTATTTTTTTAAATTTACTTTTATAAAAATCATCGTATTTGAAAAAATCATCGTGTTGTTTTAAATAGTGAATTATAGTAGCGTGGTCTTTATCAATATAACTTGCTATTTTTGACAAAGTAAATATGTTTGTGTTATGCATTATTTTTGCGTATATAATTCTATTTTCTACTAATTCTCTTTTTCTTGAAGTATTTTTAATATTACAATTAAAAGCATTGTTAATTACTTTTATTAAATTTGTTGCATCCATATTACAAAATTTTATCAAAAAATACTACTCCTTTTTTTCGTGCTATTTCTATATTTTCGTAAAACTTATTTATAAATTCACTTAATAGAATTGCATCGGCTTCGTTTAATTCTGCAATTTGCGTAATCATTCGCTCTTTAATATTTAAACTATTTAAAGCAAATTCACTATCATTTTTGTAAACTTCGTTATAATGTTTGATGGTTTTCTTTTCAAGTGCGTTGTAAAACATTTTGCCGTACTTCTTTTCAATTCCTGTTAAATTATAGTTGTCGAATATGTCTATAAATAATTGAGCCGTTAAAAGCAATTCTAATGCGTTGTGTGTTTCTTTAGTTCTCATTTTTTTGACTTTGTATTTTTTGTATGTATAAAATTGCGTCCATTAATTCCTCTTTAAAATGTTGCAAGAAATCATCTGTATTATTTTCTTGTAGTGTAGTTCCGTATTTTTCAATTCCACGTTTAGAACGCTCTTTAAATTGGTTTATTACGTCATCTACTACTTTGTCCGTTTTATGTGTTTCCAAAACTTCGTCTAAATATTTCATTATTCGTAAGATTTTATAAATTGGTCAAGTGCGTTTTTTTCGTTTGGTGTTAATTCGTGTAGTAACTTTCCGTTAACAGTCCAGCGACCATCAATTACTTCTATTGTTAGTTTCATATTATTTTAATTTTAGTTCACAATTTTTACATCTGTAATATTTTCTTTTGTAATTGTAAGCAAATCGATGCTTACAAAACAGCTGTTTTAAAAATCTTATCATACTATTTCTCTTATATCTCTAATTTTTACTAATCTAAAAGCCTCTCTAAAAGCCTTATATGCCTCATCAAAATTAGAAGCGTATATTTCTACTTCAAAATCTTGGTATTCGTCATTTCTATATTTCCAGTAGTAAACTCTATATTTATTCATTGCTAAATATGTTATATAAATCGGTTATAAAATCAGTTCTTTCTTTTGTTAAATCATTAATTAAATGATTTGCAGTATCTACGCTTAACGTATGCCATCCATTAGTATCTTTTAAATCTGAAATAATAGAACCATACAAAGATGGATAAGTAGTTTGTTGTTTAAGAAGTACTAACTGCTGTTCTTCGCTTAATCGTTCCCAAAGGTTTTTCATAATTATTGTTTTTTAAAGATTAATATTCCACATACAAGCAATGCACCTGTCATTACTAAAAAATTATCGGTACTCATTCCGATAGTTGCAACTGATAAAAAGATAATTGTTTTCATAATAATTGTGCGTTACAGTCGCACCCCTGATTTAGTTAATTATTTTTTTTTAAATAAGAAATCCAATTATAATTTTCTGAAAATGTATCATTTTTAAAATCAAAATCCTTTTGTATTTTCTGCAATTCTTGAATATTATCGTAAATAACATAACCTTTATCCGTTATTTTAACAAAAGAGCATTTATATTCAGTTTGTAATATTTTAACCTCAAAGCCTTTTTTATCAAAAGTATTTTTCTTTTTAGCAACGCTAACAAAAGTCCCGTCTGTTAAAACAAAAAAATATCCAAATTTACCATAGCAAATTTTATCACTAACCAAAACACCTTCTCTAAACAAGCATATAGTTTTTTCGCTTCTAACTAAAAAACCTCCATTTAATTCTTGCTCGATTAAAATATCATAATATCTGTTAATATTAGAAATTGTATTAGATGTAACTTGGTCTGATATACCACCAAGAATAGTATCATCTTGACAATCAAAATATCTTCTCATTCTATCATCTTGGATTTCATAATAAGGCGCTAATGCGTTTTGTCTGTTTTGTTCTAATTTTTCAATAGTTGTCATAATTTTAAAGTTTTAATTTGTTAATTTGATAGAGCAAATCTAATATCTTTTTTTAGATAAACAACACAATGAAGTTAATTTATATTTATTCTAAATAACATTGCTATGTTATTTATATTAAAATAGTTTGTATATTTGTGGAAATTTAAAGATTAAAACTATGACACCAAAAGCAAAAGCTGAATATTTATTAGAATTATTTGAATACGAATTAATAGAGCAAAAAAAACAATATGCTCTTAAAATAGTTGATGAAATGTTAAATGAGTTTTATACACATCCAATAGCTAAAGTATACTGGCAAGAAGTAAAAAACGAAATAAATAAACTATGATACAAAAACTACAACAACTAATAGACCGAAAATCATTTGTCGATAATATGGCAAGGAAGTTACACGTTAAACCTTCTACAATAGAGTATTATTTTAGAACTGAAATACCTATAAAAAATAAAGTAATAATTGAAGCGTGTTTAGATTTACAATTAAAGTTAGATAAAGAGTTTAAGCAAATTGAGGTTAAGGCTTGGGAATTACTTTAATTAAAAAAACCACTCAAAATAGAGTGGTTTTATTTTTTATCCAATTCAATACAAACATTAGTACAAATAGTATTCCAATAAGCCACATAAACCGATTTGCGACTATTTTAATAGTTTCTGAATAGTCAACCTCTTTAGCTTTTTTTTGTTCTTTAAAATCGATGTTTTTCTTTTCCTTAATTGTTTCTTTAGAATTGTTATAAATAACCCTCGTATTATAAATTGTGTCTTTTCCTAAAAGTATAGGTTTGTCAAGATTTACAGGCTCTAAAGTAAAGCTATTACTAAACTTTGTTATATCGGTTTCAGTTGTTGTGTTTTCCTCGATAACTGAACTTGACCTTTTTATAGTTCCGCAAGACGTTAAAACTAAAACTAAACAACCTAAAGTAATTTTCTTTAATTGATTTAAAATTCCTTCACTTTCTGCACCCCAAAACATTTCACATTCTCCATTTTTATAAGGCGGTTCTGTAAAGTAATATTGCCAATTTCCATCTATTGCTTTATATCTTTTGCAATTGTCTTTTATAGGGCAATTAAACCCGCTACATTTTGTTATATCACTCATTGTAATTCATCTTTAATATTTTGATAATCATAACCCGCACTGATTAATAAGTTAGTTATAATTTCAATTATTTCAACTGTTGTTATGTCGTCATAGTCGCATTCAAAACTATGCTTTTTTCCGTATGCTTCGATTTGTATTTTCATAATTTAAAATATAAAGGTTAATCTTTGAATTTGTCCGTGTTCTTTATCGTGTATATATCCTTCAACAGCTTTTGGAGCGTGTTGATAACCATTTCTATGATGCCAACTATCTGTACCGCTTGGACTTCTTAAAGTTTCAACACAAACGCCCATATAATCCTTACTTACTTTATGATGTAAATGATGTGTATAAATATATTTGTGTTTGCAATTTACCCAGTCTTTACTTTCGTGTGCCATTAACATAGGTAAGTCTTGCGGTTTTGCACCATCTCCATGAGTTGTGCCTATTAAATTTTTACCATAAGTAAAATATTTTCGGTGTGCTATTGTAGTATCAAAAGTAACATTTTTGCAGTCTTTAAAATGCGTTTCGATTACTTGTGCTAAAAAGAAACCATTTGTATAATCGTGATTACTTGGATTGTAAACAACGTGAACATCTGCTACACTCATAAGAATTTCAATAATATCTACATAAAGTTGTTTAGCTATTAAAAAATTACTATGCCACATTCCATCAGTATCTTGTGGTGTTCCGCTTGTAGTTGTTCTTTTTGTATTATCAATATGTAAAATATCGTTTCCTATGACAAATAAAACCTTATCTATTGTAGTAGTATCAATTTCATTTAATATGCCTTTACAGCCTTTTAAAACACGTTGCACAGCTATTTGATTATTATATTTTTCACCAACTTCAAAAGCACTGCATAATTTACCTATGTGAATGTCTGCCGGGTCAAAAACAAATAACCTTTTATTTTCGTTTACTTCTCTTTTAAGTTGAGGATATTTAGGTACGTAATTTTTTAAATCTTCAATTACTTTTTTTGCTAAATTTTCAAAGTTAAATTCTTGCGGTGCTTTGTATAATGGATTTGTAACACGTACACTTTCATTCTTTGTCTTTAACCATAGCATTGGAGTTGATTCTGGACTTATTCCAACATTACTACAAGCATCTAAAATGCCTTTGTTTTTCTCTTTATATCTTTTAATATAAGTTCTAAACAAATCAACATCAATCTTTTCAACTTTAGAAACATTTTCTTTTAAAATTGTTTTAGCTATTTGCGTATTGCTATCAATAGTTTGTATTAATTCAAATATTTCTGAATCGTATTGCGACCATTTTGAATTTGCCATATTTTTTATTTAGTAGGTTTTACCAAAAGTAATAAAAAAAACCAATTAAATTAATAATTGGCATATTCTTTTTTTGCTTCAAAACTTGGACACGCTTTTGCAACGCCTTTAAAATCTTTATGCCCTTGTACAATAGCATTAGGAAATTGATTTTTAGCTTGTTTTATTAGATATAAAAGACTTTCTTTTTGTTTTGGTGTTCTTGTATCTTTTGGCTTTCCTTTTTCATCTACGCCACCAATATAGCTAAAGTGTATTGAATTAGAATTAAATCCTTTTACTCCGTTTGTTACTTGTTCATATTTTGCAAGTTCGTGAATAACACCATTTGCATCAATTAATCTATGATAACCTACTGACTTCCATTTTAAAATGTTTTTCCAATAGTCTAAAATAGATTGCTTTGTTGCGTTTGGTTGAGTGGCTGTGCAATGAATGACAATCCAAGAAATTTCTCTCATATTCTTATAATTTTCGTAAAGTTGTGAAAGCATTAATCTTTTATTTCGTTAATATCCTTTTTTAAATCTTTGCCTTTAGATATAATTTCTTTTACAATTACCCAAAGTGAGCGGTTGCCTAATTTCATAGAAGTTTCATCTATACTTTTAACTTCAATATATATCCATACAAAGGTAAGTACTTTTGATATTAAATAAGGTATATCAAACATTTTTCCTTCTAAAATATATTTGTCTATCATAAAAGCAAATATTATGCTACCCATATAAAAGAAAGTCTTAACTACAATATTAAATAGTTTTGTACTTTTAAAAGAGTTAATTCCTTTTAGTTTAATACTTACATAAATTGCAAAAATCGTGTCGAACAAAACAGCAAACGATATTAACGCCAATAGTCCGAGTATTGGCGTAATAAATATAAAGAATGTTGTTAAAATAATAATTAGTGTTTTAGTGGTAATCATAGGTTAAGTAGGTTATTCGATTATGGGTGTATATTCAATCCGTTCTAATTCGTTTAATTGGTTATGAATTGCAGTAAAATTTTCGTCGTTTAAGACTTCAATTCCAACTATCCATTTATCGCTACCATCTTTTACAAATAGTAATTCAGATGCGTTATTCTTATAACCATTCAATGCGTTATATTGTTCTAAATTTGGGTGTAGTACTAACATATTATAAAGAGTTTAAGTAAGTATCAAAAGCATTTACAAAATTTGTGTTTTCAGTTATCAAAGAAGAACCCATTGCATACATAGATATTTCAGCATTTACATATACAGCTCCTTGTCTTAAAACCCATTGATTTGCATCAGGTAAACCTGTTGATAGTAAAGTTCTATTACCTACGGTTGTATCATTAAATAAAGCTATATCAGTCATACTTGTACGATGTATAGACTTCATTCCTTTTGTAGTAGTATAATTAAACGCACTATTTAATGTATTTACCGCTCCTGAATTAATTTTATGTGTTACATAATTTCCTAACCGAATATTATTAGTATCGATACTATTACCATCTATTCTTTGTGCAGTAGTGCCTGAAAAAAGATACATATAACGACTCGCATTATTGGTGACGTAATTTGTACTTTGAGTACTTGGATTGAAATTTGTATCAATATAACTCGAAGTACCATTTCCCATAAATCCTTCGTTAGTTGTAAAAGTTGGACTATTAACAGCAGTTAAAAGTGATACCCTTTTCCAATCTATTAAAGCAAAGTTACTACTACCATCAGTAGCGAAATTCGCAAACGTATCAAGTTTATTCCATACTCCTGCGGTTTTTAAACTACTCAATAAAGTGTTTTGTTTCAGCCTTTGTGCAGTACTCGGTAAAGTATAACTATTAGTTATTGCATAGTCTAAAATAGATTTGTATTCCGCTTCATAAATTGTTAAACTATTAGAAGCAGCATTTGCACTACCTACTGAATTAGTTGCAGTTACTCTACAAGATACAACATTTGAAGTATCAGCAGTTACTAAAGTGTAAGTAGATGAAGTTGCACCGCTTATATTACTACCATTTCTTAACCATTGGTATGTATAAGTTATAGGTAAACTTCCGCTCCAACTTCCGTTAGTTGTAGTTAAAATACTTCCAACAGTATTAGTACCACTTACAACAGGAGCAATAATATTTACAGGTGCTATTGCATTTTCTCCTACAATATCGGTATCACCTGCCCAACTATCAGCGTGAACAGAACCCCAACTAATATTATTATTAACTGCTCCTTGCCCCCAACCAATATCATTATTTTTCGCTCCTTGTCCCCAATCGCTCATTTTGTATCTTTTTTAATTGTTCAACTTTTGCTAAATATAAATTTAACTTCTTAAAATTCTCAATTTTTGGTTTATTATAATTGCCAGCCATTATAAAAATTATTTGTATCAGGGTTAACGTCATCGTTTGAATTTGAATTATATTCAGGATATGTATTTTGGTTAAAACACATAAAATCTATAAATCTTTGCGTATAACTTTCGGCAATATCCCTTTCTTTTTCAACTAAATAATCTACTTCTGCTTTTTCTACGTTTGTAGAGTTTTCAGAAGTATGTTTAAACAACCCTTTATTACTTAATGTATATGCTGCAAAAGGCAAATAGTAAACCATTGCCCAATGAATAAGCATAGGCTTAATATAAGTCGTTAATAAAGTTTTGTAAGGTAAATACTCCGCTTCGTTAATATCATCGTTTAAAATCAATTCCTGTAACTTTTCGTAAAGTTTAGTACCTAAATAGTTTTGAATAGTAATATCCTGACTTATTTTAATATATTCTATAAAATCGTCAGCGTCTAAATTACCATTTGTTATTGTAAATTTCTTTACGTCTTCTGTGCTTATTAGTAATGCGTATGCCATAGCTTAATTAGTTTTTAAATCCTTTTTTCTCCCAATACTCTTTAGTATAACCTTTGTAAGGCATATCTTTAGGTTTCATTGCAACTTCTTTTGGATTTCTTAAACGATAACCATACTTTTCAGCTTTTGCAATAGATAAAGGTTTTGCGTTTGGATTTGTAGGATCTATTTTAGTGTCAAAACTTGCATAAGTTCTACGAAGCCATTTATGATTACATCTTGCTCCGCCTTTGTATAACCAAATTGAATAAGTATCTGCCCCATTTTTACCAAAACCAGCGTTAACCGCTACGTCATCCATTGCTAAAATATCTTCTTTTCTATATACTTTTTCAGCACTTAACATTTTATTACAAAAATCCCTTTCGCCTTTTGTGTCGCCACTATAAACATAACGAGTTATAAAGTTAACTCCGTCTATTTCTTTGTCATCTTCTGACTTTGTTCTCGGTTTCGCAGTTCCTGTACTTACTAAATTTACTATTTTAGAAAATAAACTTTGCTCTTTTTTATTATTTAGCTTTTCAATTTCAGAATCTAATTCATCTTCAAGTTCATAATCAACTTCGTTTTCATCTATTAAGTGCCATTCATCACTTAAAACTTCGCCTTTATCAATTAATGCGTCTGCTAAATCAGGGTGTGTGTGTGCTGACAAAGTAAGTCCTGTTTCTTCTGCAACTTGCTCCGCTGTTTGTGCGTTTTCCAAATCCGTAAACTCTAAAGGTTGTATAGTTTTAAAGTATAATTTTAATTTGATATTGTTAACCGCTAAAATAGTATCTAACGCTTCAATTATTTCAATTTGATATGGTTTGATTACTAAATTATCATAAAGCAAAGTAGCGGTTTTAATTTCATCTGCATTGTTAGAAAATCCACCGCCTGTATCACGAACTCCTAAAAGCATTGGTGAAGTAACTCTATGCCCTACAACTAATTTTTCAAAACATTCTTTTGCCAAATACTCATAATGTTGCGGTGCATCATTTAACGGAATATCAATAACTTCTGTTGCATTTTCTTTGCTACTATTAAACGATACAATTACTTTTTGACCTTTAGCACCTGTTAATTTTCTTTTTACATCGGCAGATATTTCTTCTCTTTTTTCTTCTGGCGGTATATTATTATTAAAGTTTACAACTTTAGTACCGCTAAAACCATTCATTACATCGTTAATCAAATAGTCTGAAATTTCTTCTTCTAACTTTGCATAAGGTAACGCACCCGAATAATCAATCGGAGTGTAATAATGGTAACCGCTTATATATGGTCTTATGATATAAAGTTCAACTTCTTTTTTATTACCAAAACCAAACGCAGGAATTCTTTTTAATTCTTCACTCGGCTTTTTATTTGCCCAATCAGGGTGATAATACCACGCTTCTATTTCGCCCTTATCGTTGCATTTTTCAGCACGTAAAGTATGTATTGGAAAATGTTCAATAAAAGAAACTTGCCCTTTATCGTATCCTATTTGCATTGCAGCCATTCCTAAAAGTTTTCTTTCAAGTGCTACTTTGCGTAAAGCATTTGGTTTTATAATAGAAATCATTTTAGCGTACTCATCAGGCTTTTTATTACCGTCTAATGCACTAATACCTTTTCCATAAATCATATTACTACAACCAGTAATAATAGCGTTATTTGTTGTGCTATATAAATATCTATCAATTAAAAATTGAAAGTAGTTATTATCTGCTCCATATTCCACAAAATCACCTTTTTTACTTTCGTTAATTTGCGGACTTGTATAAGCACTTAAATTTAATACATACATAATTATTCAAATATTTTATATTCGTTTGTTGTTGTGTGTTGAACGTAAGCATCTTTGTTTATACTATACGTTTCTAAAGTTTGATTTGTACAGAAAATTTTATCTCTATAAACTATATTTGTGCCATCTTTAATAGTCAAAGTATAATATTTATTTTCTTTTATAGGTAAAATAACCGAAGTAGTTGCGTAGTATTTATAAATAGAAAATACGCATTCAATTTCAGTCTCAATATTCGTTTCTTCATCTCTTAAAACAATAGTATCAGCATCACTTCCGTATATGATAGCGTTTAATATTTGTGCGGTTTCTTGTTCTCTTAAAATAATCATAGTAGTTATTTATATTAAAACACAAATGTTCTAAAATTGTTTTTATATTTGTAAAAAAATAAATTATGACAGCAAAAGAAAAAGCAAAAGAGTTGGTAGAAAAATATTGGGATGTTGAGCCTTTAGAAAGTTGTGATGGTATGGAATATAAAATGGCTATAGATTGTGCATTAATAGCAGTTGATTTAAGATTAGAAGGAGATTTTATATTTACATCAATTGAATACGGACAAGATAGTTTACAATACTGGCAAGAAGTAAAAAAAGAAATAGAAAAAATGTAATAAAAAAAAGCGTACCGATTAAGATACGCTTTTAATTTTATTGTGTTGTTAATTAAGAACCAACAACAACTGTGAAACCAGCAGCAGTTAAAGCATCACCAATAAAGTTAGCAGGCTCTTTTTCTTGACCTGTTAAAGTTAAAGTATAACCACTTAAATCACCCATTGCACCACCTGTTACAATAGTTCCGCCTGTTACATCCATTCCGTTTTTTAAACCTGCATAAAAGAAGTTTCCGTTGTTATCTTCTACGATAACTTGCGGTCTACCATAAGCCATAAGTTTTAATTCTTTGTGGTCTTTAACAGTTAATTTTTTGAAAGTCAATTCTAAAACTTGCTCCCAAAAAGTAGTTCCATTTTCACGTGAACTATTCACGTTTTGAGTAAAGGTTGAAGCACCTTTTAACTCGTATTTGTATGCAGAAGGTGTTCCTGCAACCGCATCAATTACATCTGTATTTGTTACGTCGTATGTGTAACCAGTAGCATCGCCATAATTTACGAAATAAACCGCTTTTAAGCCACCTACTGAATCTTTACATACTTCTAATCTTCCTGAACTTAAATCACAAGCCATAGTATATATTTGTTTTATAAAAAAAGGCGGTGTTTTTTGCACCACCTTTTTAAGTTAATATTTAATTAATTATGCTGGAGTATATAATACGATTTCAGAACCGATACCATATTGAACACCTGCAGTAAATCTCATAATTACATTTACAGTTTGTGCTCCAGTTACTTCTGCTTGGTCAATTAATCTAACCTCATTCATATCATTTAGTAAACCTGTACCAAAGTATAAATTTGATTTTTGAGCAGCCATCATATAGTTATTAGCCAATCCGTTTGCAACAAAGATTTTAACTCCGTCAAAAGATAATGAACCATTGTTGAACCATTGTGTTCCTTGTGCGTTTGTTCCGTTTGCTCCTAAACCTGAAGCTCCGAATCCACCTAAAGCACGAACATAAGCACGAGCAACATTTTGAGAAACGTAGATGTATAAATCTTCTTTTCCGTAAAGTGCAGCAGGAATAGCGTCTACAACTTTTCCAAGTTCAGCAATTACGTTAGAAGCGGTAATAGTTGTACCTACTACATCAATAACAGTTGCATCAGCAGTTGCTAAAGGCACAAATCCATCAAATTGACCTGCAGTAGCGTTAGCACCTCTCCAAATTGAAACCTCCATTGATTCAGCAACTTTAGCTGAAACGTGTCCGATTAAATAATCAGCAAATGATTTTGGTAAATCTCCAAAAGCAGACATTCCCATTTCAATCGATTGCCATGTACTTTTGAAATCTTTTGAGCAAAGTTCCAAATTTACTTGGAATTCCTCAGGTTGGATTACTCTTTCAGTTAAAGTAACTGTAGAAGTAGGGTCAAAAGCACAAGTAGCGTTTTTAACGATAGCATCAGTAGCTAAACGTTGGATAACTGATTTGTACTTTACGTTTGGCATTACTTCAATTCCCCCATTGTCGATAGTAGGTGCTGATAATAATGCAGCAGATATGTATTTCTTTGAAAACTCACCTGCATAAGTTGTGGTAATACTTGTTGTAGTCGGCATTTTTTTTATTAATTTATTTAGTTAGCAATTTTACTCATTACTTTGTCGAAAGTTGTCAATACTCTATTTTGTGAGTATAAGATTTTTTCAACATTTGGTCTTGCATCAGGATTATGTGTTAAAGGTTGAGCAGACAATTCTACTTCTTTAACTTCTTTCATAGATGCTAATTCTGTTTTTAATGCTTCGATTTCAGACTTTAAAGCATCTACATCTTCTTTTGAAAAATGTGATTCTTTAGTAGTTGACTCGATTACTTTTTTAGGTGCAGTAGGTTCAGCAGCTTGTTCAACTTCTACTTCTACTTCAGGAGTTTCCTCTTGAGCAGGTGCAGCCTCTTTGATTTCAGCAATTTCACCTTCAACTGCAACAACTAAAATCATTCCGTTATCAAGAATATACTCACCTACTGGCAATGCAACTCTATCTTCACCATTAACAATAAACACAGCTTGACCTGCTTCAAAGATTTCCGCTTCGATAACAGTACCATTATCTAAAGTCATTTGCTCTAATTGGATTTCCATCCCTAAAAGCCTTTTGATTTCTGTTAGTACGTTTGACATATTAATATTATTTTAAATTAAAACACGTTTGTTAAAATGTTGTTGTATTTTATTAAACTAACCCTTTAATAGTAGACGCACTTTTAAATAATTTTGCCGATAACTTAACATCATCATTAACAACTTTATTTAAACCTTGCAAATTAGCTGGAATTTCTAATCCTAATGCTTTTACATCATTCATAAAAACTTCATAATTCTTTAAAAATTCATTAGATTTTACCGATAATGATTTTGCTGATGCTTCAATTGCTGTAGCTGCTTCTGTTGCTTTTCTTAAAGAAGCAGTACTTTCGTTTCTTGCAGTTTGTACAGTTTCATAAGATTTTCTAATTTCATCTACAGAAATTCTTGCTAATTCAATTCTTTGAGAACTTAATTCAGTTTTAGTAAATAATTTACCAAATACGTTTTTTTCTTGTGGTGTCATTTTTATTTATTTATTTAATTGTTTATCCGTTTACTCGTGTTATTACTCTTACTCCGTTATTTTCTGTAATGGTTATGTTATCTACTCCTGTAGTTTTGCCAATTCCTTGATTTTGCAAATCACCATTGCAACATTCTTTACTATAAGTATCGTCATCACATAGACAACCACGCTTACCACCTTTCGGACTTGTTTTACTTTTTGTTTTCATATTTATTTATTATTTGTTTTATTTGCTCGATAACATTTGGTTGTTTAGATAATTGTTTCTTTTCTTCTAACTTATCAGCAAAGTAACCTTCTAAAGAAAACCCTTTTACTTTTCCAGTTTTCACATAGTCATTCCAAATAGTGTCATCTTCAACTTTTACTGATGCCATCCACGAACCAACAGGAACTGATAAATTATAAATTGCACTTTTATCTTTTTGCGTATCTTCTACAATCCAACTTTCAACAACTGTCAATCCTTTAATTTCTTTGTTGTGTTCTAAAGTCCAATTATTCTGATTACCATTTTTAAAGAATAATTGACTTGCTTTGTTTACTGTATCTTTTGAAAAGTAGATATAATATTCATCCTCTCCGTTTTTTCTATAAATAGGTTTTTCAGGAATTAAAACCGCACCCATTAAAATACGTTTTTCGCTATCTACTTGTGCGAGTTTAATTTCTTCGGACTTTAACGCTACGAAATTGGATTCTATTGCAGGACTTTCAACAACTGAAATTGCATCAACTCCGCTTAACTCATCTTTTTCGTCTATAATTAATTCGATTAAATTCATATCTTTTTTAAATTAAAACACGTTAATTGAAAATTTGTTTTATATTTGTACTTCGCTACAACAATAAGATATTTAATCCCTGACATTTTGTAGCGAGTGTTGGGGATTTTTTTTAAACTATTTATTATGAAAAAAGTATTATTGATTTTAGGTTTGTCTATTTCGTTATTATCTTGTAATGATTATCAAAGACAACAAAACCAATTAGATGCAGAAAGTGATGGTAAATCTATTTTACTAAAAGCAGAAAGTGAAAAGAAAGCCGACATTGAACAAGCTAAAGCAAATTACGAAAGTGCTAAACTTGATGCAAAAACAAAAATTGAAAAAGCAAATGCAACCGCAGAAGCTAAAATAATACAAGCTAAAGCAGATGCACAAGCAAGAATTATGAATGCAGAAAGTCAAGCTAAAGCAAATGAAATGCTAAACAAATCTATTACTCCTACGATTTTAGAATATAATAAAATTAATCGTTGGAATGGTAAATTACCAACTACTACTTTAGGTAATCAAGGTGCAATTATAAATTTAAAATAATGAAATTACTTGTTTTAGTTTTAGTAGGAATACCAATACTTATAGTATTCTATATGTTAGTTGGTAAATTTATAAAAGATTTTTTTAGTAAATAATAATTTACTATATTTGCAAAGATTTGTCATCCATATACTTTTAATTATTAGAGTTAATCATTAAAGCCACCCTTAACGAGTGGCTTTTTTGTTTGTACCCTTTAAGGTATATTTTAATTAAATTTGTTTACATTATACCCTTTAAGGTATTATCCTAAACTTGCGTTATTGACTATATTCCTATCTAAACTTTGTTGAGTAGTTACATTGTTTGCTACTACATACGCTTGAACAGGTTGCTGATTTCCTAACGTTTGAGCAATTTGATTTACTCCGCTATTACCTACTACGTTAAAACTTGGAGCAGGAGCAGTTCCACTTGGTGAGTTAGTACCATTTGCACCACCACCTCCAGCACTACCACCACCTAAAGAACCTAAAGCCTTTGCAGTTGCTGCTATATTTGCAGCTATACCAATACCTGCACTAACTTTATTTAAAACTTTTTTAGTTGCTAAATATCCAACTCCTGCTGGGCCCATTAAAGCTGCTGCTGCTGTATCGGCTGCGTCTGCTGCTTGCGTTGCAACTACAATTCTTGCAATACCCACTGCTGATTCCGCTATCATTAAACCTTTTTGAACTGCTTTGTTTTTTTCAAATAAACCTTTTAATAAAGAAAGTCCATTTTCAGTAGCTGCAAAAGATTGCTCTTGAATTGCTAATTTACCATCAGCTACTGCTTTGTCTATTTCAATTTGTTTATCTGCTAAAACTTTTGCATCGTCTAACTTTTTTTGGTCGTCAGCCTTTTTCTTTTCATCTGCTGCTAATTTCTTTTCCTCATCTTCAATTCTCCATTTTTCTTTTAACTCATTTTCTTTTGTGCGTTGTGCTTCCTCTAATTGTAAAGTACTTTGATTATATTTGTCTGCTTCTTTTATTAGTTCAGTATATTCATCTTGAACTTTTTTTAATTCTTCCGCTCTACGTTCCGCTTCTGTATCAATTTCAGCTTGTCTAATTCTCTCTAATGCATCCGCTTTTTGTTTTGCTAATTCAATAGCCTTATCATTCGCTTCTTTTTGTTTAGCTTGTGCATCTTTAGCTGCTTGTGCATCAATATTATTTAATGAATTTTGTAAACCTGCTTTATCATTTTTTAATTTAGCTACTGCTTTTAAACTTTCTTTTCTTGTTTCTTCGGCTTTCTTTTTTTCTGCTTCAGGGTCAAATAATAAACTCGCACCTTTATCTACCAAATCACTAAAGCCTTGAGCAAGTCCGAAGTTTTGCCCTAATGCTTTGCCTACCATATCAACACCCTCTAATAATAAAGTTAATGGCATTTGTATAAATTTAATTATACCTGCTAATATATCCCTATTACGTTGTGATGCTGCTATTTGTGCTTTTGCAGTAATATCATTTTGTGCAATTTGGTTTTCAGTCGCTTTTATTACTTCATCGGTTTGAGCAATCTTTAATTTTAAAATATCCTTTTCAGATTTACCTTGTAACTTTAAAATATTTTCTTGCCCACCGATTGCATCTAATTTACTTTGTTGAACATCTAAATTAGCTTGTGCTTGTGCATTTAGTTTTTCTTGTTCTGAACTTACACCTCCTACTAATGCTTTGATGTCATCCCAATAAGCTACAATAGCACCTAAAGCAATTAATAAAACACCTATACCTGTAGCAGCTATTCCTGTTTTAATTCCGTTTAAAGCTAATCTTGCTGATATACCTAATGCTTTAAAAGCAACCATACCTTCACGAATACCTCTAACACCTTCAGCAAGTGCCATTGCTCCGTTAACTTTTATTAATGCTTCTTCAAGTTTTTGACTTTCGCCACCTGTTAAAGCCATTGCACCTTGAACACCTGCAAAAGTTGAAGTAACACCTTGTAAAGCTCCTCCTAACTTTGCATCAAAAGTAGTTGCAGCAGCATCGACAACCATATCGGTTTGCATTTGCACCTTTCGATAATTACCAACTGTTTGAAGTAAGTCTTGATATTCTTTAGTAGCACTTTGTCCAGCAAGAGCAAGTTCGTATAACCTATCTTCAGCCTCGCCCATTCTTGATGTTAGCGGTTGCAAATCTCCGTAAACTTCTTCAAATGTAGCATCTACACTTTTAGCGGATTTATCAACTTGTTTAAGTGCCTTATCTAAATTTTCAAGTCCTCCAACTGCTTTTAGCGAGTTAACATCTATTTCAATAGTCTTGGTAATTGCCATTTTATTTGTGTTTTAAATTCTTTAAAATTTTCAGGAAGTTTATATTTTCCTTTCGCTATGTCTACGCTCTCGCTTGCCCCCAACTTTTGGAATTCAAGCATTTCAATAATTAGTTTAAGCATTTTGTATAATTGGTATTTCGATGTTTATTGCAACTCCAAATTCATTATTCCACTTTCCAGTAATATATCCTATACGTTGTGAACCTGTTGTATTTTGTGATATATCTACTCTTATGGTTGTGTCGTTATAATAATCAGTATTAATGTAGTTAATCCACCCATAAAGCGACGATTGTAAAGATATTAACGGACTTACATTTCTTAATAATAAAGCTTCAATAGTTTGCTCTGTATTATCAACTTCATAAAAAGGTTGATACGAAAATCTATTTCCTATTGGAACTTCGCCACTACGATAATCTGTTAGCAATTCCATTGTAGTTTCACCGCTTGTTAAATCAGTTGTCATTTTATTAATCGTGTACTTTTTATCCCTTATGATAATTCTATCATTTAACTTAATATCGATTAACTGAACGGGGTTAAAATAGCATTTAACAATAACTAATCTACTTTTAATGTTGAAGATATTACCTAAATAATTCTCGTAGTGTCTTTTATATAGTCCGTTTGAAACATTCGACAAAAACCACGTGCTGATTTCTTCACCCCAATTTAAAGTTAAAATAGTTCCGTTACTATAATCGTTTGAGAATCTTCTGTATTGAGTTATCGAACTATGTCCGCCTGTTGTTAAATCAATTCTAATGTTTGGAGTTACTGTCTGCACTCCATTATCATACATCAATAAAGGTTTCGGCAAGTAATTGCTTAAATCAGATTTTTTAAAAGTAATTGTTTGAAAGTTACTATTAGTTTTACGTTCATACATTGCATTTTCAAAAGGTAACTCTACGCTAAAAGTTGAACTTTCTAAACTATCAATTTGTTCATAAGCCAAATCACCATAAGCAAAATTACGAGTTGATAAAAACAAATCATTAAACTTTGTATTTAATATATTCTCCGAAGTTTGATATTTGAAGTTGATGTTTTTATACATCGAAGTCTTTTTTAAATCAATTTCATCAGTTATTACATTTGCTGAAATATCATTGTAACGCCCATCGTTGTAATATAACTCTAACGGAATTAACTCGTAGGTTGTTTCATCTTGCGGAATAATTACAAGGTTAAACATTTTAATAAGTCCCGTAATTAAATCAATCAATTTTATGTCAGGTGCGTAACCACCAATATCAATAGTACTTGAAATAGTTTGAGTTGTGCCACTTGCGGTATAACTTACCGCACTACTTCCAAAACCACGTGTATAAGTCAGCAAACTTGTAAATGACATTCCCGATTGTCCTTGAATAGCTAAAGTAAATTTGTCGTTTATGCTTTGAGTAGTAATTACTTCACTTATAAAAGTATCATTACTATTACCTATTACTCCTACATAACTTCCGTGTAATGCACCATTCTTATAAATTAATATATCATAAGGTTGAGTGCTTGCGGTTGTAATTTGAAGTCTTACTTGTCTAAATCCGCTACCTTGAAAACCTATCTCATCAGTTGTAAGATTTACTTCGGAATTTGTTAAAGCGGGATTTTTAGTAGTAAAATTTACTCTTAATGGCGTTAACTTTTGGCTAAAACTTTCAGCATTTTTAAACAACATCCATAACTTACTAAATTGTGGGTAGTCTAAAAATGCACCCGTAAAATTCAAATCGTACTCTGTTGATATTCTCGATAATATTTCAGACAAAGGTATTGCAGGAAATAAACTATTCCATTTTATAGAACCCGCATTAATTGTAATATCATTACTTCCGCCTGTATTATAATTGTAAATCCTATCGTGTGCAAATAATGGATAAGATACATCATAAGAAGTACTTGTAATTCTATTGATTACTTCCGTACTTGTAAACGTATGGTTTAAACTACTAAAATCTAAATTCGCTAACTTATCCTCTTTTAAAATGTCTTTGATATTCTTTGCCTTGCCATAAAATACAATTGAATAAGCGTCAAGCATTCCGTTTTTATACTTCACATCATTTAACGCAAATGCACCCTCTCTAAATGTACGTGTGTCAATTTCAATATATCCGTTATACTTTACTCTATGGTCAAATCCTCCATCAATAGAACTTTCGTACCAATGCTTAAATATTTCATTATTAGTTGTACTTGCGGGAATAGTAAAAGATTGAGTAAAATCTGTCTTTGCTTTTGACACATCGGCAATATCTTGAACAGATGAAGTAACACTTATTTTTTCATCTTCAAATAACTCTATACGTTTCGCTATTCCATCTATGTAAATGTAAAGTGCTACCATTATATCACATCGTTTATTAGTCCGTAATTATACTCAAACTCTACCTCGTAGTTAATATTCTTATCTTTTAAATGCGTTTTAATATCAGCACTTTGAGACTTAACTATTGCTGGTTTATTGTCTAAAAGTACAACCTGACTTAATAGTAAATCTTGAATTAACTCGGAATAGTTTTCATCAACCCAGCCAGTATTGCATTTTATCTTTTGCCTACCTTGAAAGTTGAATCTTTGCTTTTGCCCTTGTTGTGGGTGATAATCTATTGTTGATGGTAATAAGTTATAATCTTTAGAAGTTACATCTATACCGCTACTACTTGCCTTAAAGAAGGTAAGGAACTGCCAACCACCAAAACGATTAATAAACTTACAAACAACAGGCGTATAAATAGGTTCGCATATTTCTAAAGCATTTATATAAAATACTTCATCTATGTAATTATTTAAACTTAAAATAGGTAATTTGTACATTGTTGATTCACTAACTATAATTGTAAATGTATCATCTAAAGTTTCATAAGTATAAGTTCCAGCATCAAAAAAAACATTAACATAAGTAGTAGCAAAATCTTTTACTTGTAGCTCTATACTATCATTTGCAAGTAGTACGACTTCTGCGTCTGTTACTTGATTATAACCATTTGAATAGTTAGTATATCCGTTTAAACAAACATAGGTTTCAGTATCTAAAAGCGTATTATTTGAATATCTTTTAACTTTCATATAACACCACGTATAGAGTTCTTCTTCTGTCGGTACAGAAACGCTAACAGGTGCAATAGGTTTAATAAACGCTACTGCAAAATTAGATATATTCCACGCTATATCAGTTTGTGATGGACTTGCTACATTTTTACTTAAAGTATAGTTTGGAGTTGTTGGTTCTGTATCACCTTTATTCCATAAAAAAACCTCAATCTTTGCGGAAGTTTGAAAAGGCTCGTTAACCTCGATAAAATACGGACTTCTAATAAATATTTTTTTCATTTTTTAAATGTTGTTTCTTTTAACAATTTTTCAACGTCTAAACCATACGCTTCAACTAATTCATCAGGTAGTCTTTCAAATGCTTTCTCAAATGGTTTTGTAAAAAATAAACTCGGTTTAATTCCTTGCAATGCTATACTTTTTGCAAGTGCAAATTTTATACCTTCTCTACTTAAAAACTTTCCTGACTTACTTCTTGGTGCTATTCCTTTTTTAATTACCCACTTATCTAAAACTCTCGTAGGTATCATTTTACTTTTAAACTTATAAGGCGAATTAGGTGCTTTATTAAATCCGTTTTTTATTCCGCTTGGGTTTGAACCTTGCACCCCTTTATCAATAAATTTTCCGTAGTCCTCCATTAAAAAAGCTAAACGAAAACTATTTGCACCTACTTCAATTTCTTTATCTAAACTATTATATAAATCTTTAGTGCTATTCTTACCGCCTTTAGACAAATTACTTCTACTCTGCTGAATTACATATTTAGCAAATGCGTTTAAATACTCTTTTGTGTTCTTATTATTTAATTGCATATAGTCATATCATTACGAACTAATACATCAAATGTAACAGCCCACCCTGCTAAATCATTTTCAAATCTTTCTGTAAATGGTTCAAAGTTTGGTGAACCTGTTAACTCCCAAAAATCACTTCTTAAATCCCCACGATTTAACCTATCTAAAACACGAACTCCTACCGCCATTTGAGTATTCCAAATATCTACTTTATTACTTTCGTCTTTTTGATTCAATAAATCCATCATTAAAATAGTAACATTGAATTGAATTGTGTTACCTTGATGCGTTGCACTGTTAATCATAATATGTGACAAAGGGAAAAGTGTACGTTTAGCTAAATCAACCTCAAAAATATCACCCTCCGTTGCTGTATTTACAAAAGGTTCTTCAAGTAACGCTTCCTTAATTTTATTTATTAAACTATATACCATTTCTTTTGATATTATTTATTTCTATTTGTGTTTTTTCCTTCTCAAATACTAACCAAGTCATTAGCGTTGTTATCGGTAATTTAGTTACTGCGTCAAAGTTGAGAATGTTTCCTTGACTTGCTGCGTAAATTGATTGATACCAACCCCATTTTTTTCCAAAAGATTCTTCACTTGCTCCGATTGTTCCACTTCGTTCTGTATATAGTCCGTCAAACCGCTCACGCAATCGTTTAGCAAAGTCGAAAAAAAAAGCATACAACCTAACGCAACATCTAAAGGCATATATTTTAAAACCTCTGAATACTTTTCTGAACTTTCGTATTCTTCAATAGTATAAAGTTTGTTTACTTTTGTTTTAATCGGTCTAAATAAAACAGCCATTGCCTTGTGAAGTGTTTGCGTATCACCTAAATAGCTTTCTATATCAATATACTCTCCTGAAGATAAATCTTCTAACTTCGGAATAAATCCAAACTCATAAACTCCTAATTTAAAAGTTTGTGTAAGTTTAGGTTTCTGCCGTAATAGTTCGTTAATATGTTTTAATATTTCGCTTACTTCTGCAATTCGTATTCTCGCAACATCTTTTAATTCAATATTACAAAAGATTTCAATCGTCTTTTGATTTACAAATTCACTCGGCTCGTTATCCTTTATCAACTTTTCAAATCTTTGATATTGGTAAAGAGTGATTTCGTTTAGATTTTCGGGTATTGTTATATTAATCTTCATATAATTCTATTTTCCACCATTTAGGCGTAATTTCTTTTCCTATTAATTCGTTTTCAAAATCTTCTTCTCCATCCCATATAATACCTTGTAAAATATATATAATTTCTTCTTTAGTATATTTCACTATTTTGCCATAATAGTAGCAATCAGTATCTTCAATGTCTTTTATATTCATATCATTATTAAAACACAATTAGTGTATTTTTGTATTAAGTGTTTGTAGCTATTTTATAAGCGTGAATAAGTTTCTTTATTTCCCCCACATTACGAGGCATATTTATCTTAACATTTTTGCCTGTCTTTTTTAAAATATGTATTTCTACCATTTCAATCATTTGTCCGTATGTAGGTTGATTAGTAGACATAGTAGTTACCTTTGTTTGGATTTACACTAAACCACATACGCATCATTAAAGCATCTGAATAATCGGGTGACCTTCCAATACGTTTTTTAATTTCATCTTTACCCATTAACCTTATTCGTGTTGTATCAATTTCTTTTGGTAATCGTACCATTTCAAGTTCTTCTGTAAGGTACTTTTCTATTTTTTCATTGCAGTCAACATACAATTCATTTCTATTTATTTTTTCAGCTAAATAGTAATAGCATTGGTCTTTTAAAGAGGCAAAGTTGTCTTTGACACCATTAACTTTAATTGGCACGCTATTATTTACAAATCCGTTACAATGTAAGTAATCTACAACACCACCACCTACACCATCTTCATCTACTATAACATTGTTATCATTTATATTATATTGTTTCTGTAAAGTCTTTATTTCGCTTACTATAAAATCAATACGACTTATGTCATATTCTTTTATTTCTATTACTCTGAAATCATCCCAAACATAAACAACTGTTTTGTCTTTTCCTAAACGTGCTATATCGGCTGTAATATATTTAACACCGCTTTCAATATGTGTATTAGAAAATACTTTTACAATACTTTGATTGTTTATTAATTGCCCTTCATCTTCGCTGGCTTCAGCTTCATAAAGTTCTTTAAAAATCTTTTCAGGTAAATCTTTTTGTGCTTGCAAAACTTCATCTTCAGACAATATCCCCTCACGAATTGCATCCCAACAAGTTACTTTAAAGTAAGCATAGTTTTTATCTGTTTTAGATTTATCTTTTAACTTATGCACCCAATTAGATATGCCCCCAAAGTTACCAATTAATTTACAAGGTGCTTCTGTTGCTGTTAAAGTAGAACGTAATGCAAACCACGCTTCCTCTTTTGCTCTCGGTGCTTCATCAAACACACAAGCATAAACATCCTCTCCGTATAAGTTATCAGGATTGTCAGCAGATTTAAAATGTATTTCAGCACCATTCGGACACGTTATAATTAAATTACTTTCGTTAAAATTATAAACGCCATAACGTGATAAGTTACGGCGTAGTCTTTTAAATGCTATTTTAGATTGAGAGAATACAGGAGCAACCCACCAATAATTTTTGCCTTCTCCATTTTCGTATTCGTGTGCTTTACCAAATAGCCAAATAATATGCGAGTGCGTTTTACCTACTTTAGTACTTGCTTCAGTGATTGTAAAACGTGCATCACAAAATAAGATTTCCTTTTGGTAATCTGTTAAATGTGGTTTGTTTATTTCCATTCATTCATATCAATTTTAGGAAATTGTAATTCTGTTTTTTGTTCTATTGTTTGTTTAGGTAGTCCGTATCTATAACTTAACCAAAGTTTAATTGCATTTACATCGCTATCTAATACTTTTGCATACAACATTTTCCATACTGTATCAGGTACAGTAATTGCATCCATAGACTCAATTAAAGATATTACTTCATCTTTCTTTAATCTTCCTGAATTTGGTCTTGCTCCACCTCTTTTTTTTGTTTCATTCATATTGAAAAAATTTGAAATCCAATTAACTTACTTGCGTAGTATAAACTTTCTCTATTTCGTTTATCATATCTCTCCAACAACTACCGCAAGTTGAACCTTTATAAGGAGTATTAAAAACTCTTTCGTAAATTGATTTTAATTGCTCTTGCATTTTAATTGTTAGTTGATTTGGTTTGTTTGGTAAAAACTCCTGTAACCAAAGTAAATCCGTTTCGTTTATGCAACTTACTTTTTTGTAAGTCCATAGTTTGTTAAGTGCTTCTTTTCTTTCTTCACATCCGCAATTAACTCCAGTTACTTCTGAAATTTTATCTACAACTGCTTTTATACCTGTTGCTTCTGTGAATTGTTCTATTGTATCACCTAAACCTTTTGCTTTTCTTCCTCTTGCCATTATTTTAAATTATTATAATCGTTTTGAAATAAATCTTTTAATTTTCTTTTGTGTTCTTTAAGCGAGTGAAAAATACTTGTTTTGCTAATCTTTGTTTCATTTGCTAATTCCTGCATACTTAAACCGCTATCTCTATAAATCGTAAATAGTTTTTTATCGTATGCATCCCAACTATTTACCTCTGCTTCGCATTTGGTTCTGAACTTATACCAATCAATTTCTGCATCTTCGTTAAATTCATCAACTATTAAATATTCTTCATCAATATCACCTTCATAATAAAACGATTCAATTTTTTGCTTTTTTAAAAATTGTCTAATAAATACGGAACGAATACAAATAATCT